GTAATAACTCTGAATGTGAGCCCCTGTCGGCGGCACCAATGTGTTGCAGCTTCCCATTTGGCATAATTTACAGCCACCACGGCCCGCTCTTTACTGTTTTGTCGTTCAGTAATCATGCTTTGTCCAGCAGGTTTGATTTCAATCACTTCGGCTCGCACTGTGCTGTCTTTGGTTCGGTACACAACCAAAAAGTCTGGTACATAAATGGTCTGTTTGCCGGTCAAGGGATGGCGATAAGGAATGTTTATGCTTTCGCTGGCCCATTGCAACACATGCTCGTTGGTGTCACAAAATCGCATGAAAGCCTGCTCCCAGCCAGATCGATATCGAGGTTGGCCACGTCCTACATACTTGGCGGGGTTTTGTACAGTGTAAGACCCTTGCGCCCACTTGGCCATCACTGTCTCACGTTTCTAGCAGTCCAGAAATTGGGCACAGCAGGTTGCAGAATGCCCAACAGAGTGGCTCGGCTGCGCACACTGTTGAGATAGTAGCACAGACTGGCAGTGAGTTGCACACCATCTGTGCCCTCCAGTTGTTGCACAATGCTCACAGCACTTTCGCCACTTTCTTGAGCCACTCTAAAAATTGACACTGTAAAGGCTTCGGCCTGTTCCGCAGTGTTGAACACACTCTTGAAATAGCTTAGAACAATATCGTATTCGGCGGCTGACACATCTTCGCTGTAGTTGTAGAACTCATCGTAGATACGTACTGTTTGGTCAATTTTTTCATTGATTTGATTAATTGTGCTCATGTTATCTCACAGTACCTTGTCGAGCAATTTGAGTAGCCAAATCTCTGGGTGCGGTAGCCGGAGCCGGTCCAGGTACAGTGGTTGTAGGTGGTGTTGGGAAGAATATTCCATCCAATATACCACGCTGTCCTGTTCCTGGTATACCACGTGTGCCCGGTGTACCAATAACTGCACGTTGCGCAGCAGGCAATGCACCACGAGCAATGGCTTTGGCACTGTCTCGTACTTCTCGGTTGGCAATACTGGCAAGATTTTTGTCTTTGTAGGTGTTGTAAGCAGCCAAGGCCTTTTGTGCTGCACCCACATATCCAGCCACACCACCCGATGCCAAGTCTTCGGCGATGCCAATACCAGCGTCAATCAAGCCGCCTTGTCCAAACACTGTGGCATTGGTGCCAGGTCGAGTGATACCACTACGCTTGATATCATAATAGCTGGGGTCAGCAAAACCCACTACGTTGGTGTCGGGCCTTACATCGCCGATGGCACCTGTGCCATACTTCACAGTTTCGTAGCGTATGGTCATGCGGTTGTTCATGGTACCGCCGCCTTGTGCATAATCATAGGTATCGTGTTGCCACTCTGTGATCAAGGGATTGATCAAGATATAGCTGGCCCACTTGTGTTGACTGAGACCGTAGATACGTATGTCTCTAAAAAACGGTGGCTTGCCTGTTCTAGATATTGAGAATGTGTCGGCGCCATCACTGTAACTTTCACCAATATAGCCCCAGTCATTGACTTTCCTATCCTGATTGTAGATATCTCGGTCGTTGTAGCTGAAAGCGTTGGGCGTGCCAATCAATGGACCCAGGCTGCCGTTGTTGTTGTTGAGATTGTCGTACTTTTGACTGGGATCTTTGTAGTAGTATGAATAATAACTGTACCAAAAATCTCTGATCAAATCGCCACCGTCGTCATGAAATTCAAACTGCACCGGTTGATATTCAATCTTGGTCTGAACCAGTCGCTTGCGATTGTACTGGTTCATGGTTTCAACTGAGATATTGTAGTTAGGCAGCTGAACGTTCTTTACCATGAGACCAATGGTGGCAATTTCTTCGTTGTCTCCAAATGCAGTACGCAATGCTGGCACAAAAGCAGTGTTTATGGTAAAGTAAACATGAAAGAGATACTTGTGTCTAGGCGCAAACTGATAGCCATTGGATTTAAAGGTTTTACTGGCGTGTGTGTAATCTCTTACACCTTCTTCGCCGGTAAAACCTTTTAGAATGTAGTCTTGTCCAAATGCCATGGATCAGACCCGTTAGGTCACTGTGGTTGGTCCAGTGGCCACTGTGCCCTGAGCTCTAATACCAATATCAGCTCCCACGCCATCAGCCTGACCGCTGGCAGAATTGATCTGCATGGCGTTGTCATAGGAGATGCTCATTTGCACTGTGGCTGGTTCGCTGGTGCCATAGTTCATGTCACCGTAGTTGACTTCTTTGAGGTAGCAACCATACATTTCCCACTGTTCCAGTACCACAGGTTCGCTGGCACCGTTGCCACCGTCTAGAATCTGCAGAGTTGTGGTAAACTTGTAGTCAATACCGGCAGCAGCACTGGCCTGTTCAGCAAAGTCCAACTGCTTCTGCAACTGCTCGCCGACCAATCTGGTTATCTGACCGCTGGCATCATCTCTCAGTGTGCAAGTGACATCTGCCCAGCTGTGTTTGCCTGCCAGTTTGATTGTAGAGTTGTATACCGGAATCAGCATTTCTTCAAAGCTGACTGTGGGACGAGTAAAGTCCATGACCTGTTTGGTAATTTCTGTGGTAGGCGAAGCACTATTGGTAACACCAAAACCTTCAAAGGTAACTCTGAATCTGTATTTGAGTTTTGGCATCAACAAGCCCTGAGTGGTCTGACTCTGGTCGCTTGCCAAAGGCACTGTCATTTTTGTTAATGATGCTACTGCCATTTTATATCTCCTGTATGCTTTTATTTATACTGATTTGGTCGAGAAAAAAATAGGGTCTACGAGGACCCTATTTTTGATTGCCACGCTGCATGTATCAAGCACTGGTAGCCACAGTGCTGATACCACTGGCTATTTCACCAGTGTTCTTCAAACGCAGTGGAATGTAGATGAATTCAACTGCTTTGACTGGCTCGATAGCAATGTCAACCCAAAGTTCGTTGCGATCTATACGAGCTGGTGTGTTGTTGGTTAGGTCACAAACCACCAGATAATCGTAGATTCCACGCTTGTTCAGTAGATCGATCATGAGTCCATTGATCGAACTGCTGATCTGATTGCGTGTGATTTGATCATTAGGTTCAAACAAGTATGCCTTGCCAATGTCCTGTAATCGGTTGCGAATGTAGGCCACCAAACGTGCCACGTTGATTCGGTCCAGGGCCGACGCTACACTGGTTGCAGTTTTGTTACCAAAATTGGTAATACCAACACCTGGTACAAATGTAATGGGGTTGATATCAATTTCGTACAGCACATCACGCAGTCCTTGGTTCACACCCAGTGTTACAAACTCTCCAGTTTCTGAGTTTACATAACCAATGCGCAGAGCATTGTCAATCACACCTCGACGTGTACCTGCCGGAGCCAACCATGGATAGCTCACTTCATCACTGCGCAGAATTGTACGCAGCATCATGTGGCTAGGAGGTTGTACTACCAGGCTTCCAGCTAGATCAGTGGTTTGACAGCTGGGATAGAACACACCCATATAAACGTCATTGGCAGCAAGGCCATCGCCGGATGGGAATCCTGTACCGTTGGCATTGGTAGCCCAGGATTGTATAATTGCCGGGTCTGGAGCCAATCTCAACGGTGTGTCGCCTATCACAAATGCTGTGTTGTTGCGGTCATTGTTGAGTTCGATCATGTTGGGGATCAACTCTGGATACTGCGGACAGGCAATGAGGTTGAACTGACGCTGTTCTTCTCTGATGTCTGTGGATGCATCCAGACCGGCCTTGAGTGCTTGAACAATCAGTGCACGCTGAGCTTGGCGTCCCATGTATGGACTACCGTCGTTTTTATTTCCGCTGGCAGTTACCCAGGCGTTGGTCACCGAGGGTAAGACCTGGTCTGGGAAACTCTGTCCGTTGAAATAATCAACTTGAAAACTCTTGACGTTGTATCCACTGCGACGTGTGTTGAACAACAACATACCTTGTGGGTACAGAGACGGATCGGGAGCGTCCGGATCTAGATAATTACTGGTCAATAGACTGGTGATACTGGGAATAGGATCACTGATAGGATCTGTGGTTCCGTTGGGTGCCCAACGAGCATCTGCAAACAGCACACCATTTTCTGTGGTTTGATCGGTGTTCACAATCTGTACCCACTGATCTACACCATCTACCTGTTCCCAACGACTGATCACAGGCCAATTTTCTAGGTCGGCTGTGCTAATCCATAGATCACCATAAACCAATGGACTCTGTAAGGCATCGTTCTGTGTCAGCGGAGGAGTGGGCGAAAATATCGGACCGCTTTCATTGGTATCGGTGAGGTTGTAGCCACGTACATCGTTGTCAACAGTTTGATAACCAACCCAGGCACCATTGTTTTGAATCATGATGTCGGCTTGATTGGTCACACTGTAGAACCACAAGCGACCATCT